CTCGAAAAATTCTCCGGGGGATATTTTCCTGAAAAGTTTTTCAAGGTTTCGGTGATATTTACGAGGTATTTAATCTTTGGCATTAATCTTTCTCCTTTCAAGATAATGTTTTGTTGGGTATCCTCTTACATCTGGGTGGTTAAATACCTCCTAAACGTCACTGAAACTGATATTAATCTATCGGAAAGGAAGTGAGAAGATGGCTAAAAAGCTTGTAGCTCAAAGGGAAGCTAGGCCAAAACAGAGACCAGCTTCTACAGCCGAGGGTCGTGAGGCGCAACTTATTGCTATGGCGATCGACTTGGCCGAGGAACAATTACAAAACGGAACAGCTTCTTCTCAGGTAATCACTCATTTTTTAAAGTTGGGTACTGAAAAGGAGAAGCTCGAACGTCAAAAGCTCGAGATGGAAACCGAAAAGCTCAAAGCCCAGGCAGAAGCTCTCCGTTCTGCTAAACGAATGGAAGAACTCTATCAGGATGCAATCAAGGCGTTCGGTATTTACAAGGGTGAAATCGATGACGACGAACACCCGTATTAAAACTTACTCTGAGTTAATCAGATATTCGACTTTTGAAGATCGATTGAATTACTTAATGCTTCATGGCTCTGTCGGATTCGATACTTTCGGGTTTGACAGATTTTTAAATCAGGCTTTTTACAAATCTGAAGAATGGATTCAGACCAAACACAAGATTATTGTTCGAGACAATGGTTGTGATTTAGGATTGAGAGGTTATGAGATTCCGGAAGGTGTTCACATCTTTATTCACCATCTGAATCCTATTACCGTTGACGATGTAGTTAACCACAATCCAATGCTGCTGGATCCGGAAAACCTGATTTCAACAACATTTAAAACACATCAGATCATTCATTACGGTCTTCCATTGGATAGCAAACCTCGTCTGTCTATGGAACGATCAATTAATGATACTTGTCCTTGGAGGAACTAAAATGGGTACTAAAACTAGTATGGACCAAAGCATACTTGATTCTGTAAGAAAGATAATAGGTAACGGAGAACTGGATGAATTCTTTAACTCTGATCTTTGTATGGCTATTAACACTGTTCTAATGCAGGCTCATGATATGGGTCTTGTCTGTGATGATTTCTCCATCGTGGACAATACAAAAACTTGGAGAGATATTCTTTTAAAAGAAGATCAGATTAATTTACACGCTTTGATCTCGTGGACAGCATTAAGGACCAGACTTTTGTTTGATCCTCCAACTTCTTCTACATTGCTTAATTCAATTAAAGAAGAAGCTCAACGATTGGAATGGTATATTTACATCACCGAAAACTACGTCGGTGAAATTTAATTTAGCTTAAACAAGCTTGGTCCTAACGGATGGCTGCCGTTGGTTCTTTTGGACTATATGTAGTTGGAGCGATCCTCTCAAGCTTGTTAGCATATTTTTGGGTTTAAATCCGTGGCATTATCTAATACCGCGACTCCGATATACTATAACCAATTTAGAAATGCTGTAATGAGAGGAGAGATACCAATTTGTGAAACGATCGAAATGGAGATGCATCGCATCGATGATAATATTGCAAATCCTGGTATCTATTACGACGATAAAGCAATAGAAGGATTCATTAAGTTTTGTGAGAGGGAACTCGTCCTTACAAACGGAGGAGATTTAAAACTTCTTGATTCTTTTAAACTCTGGGCCGAAGAAATCTTTGGTTGGTATTACTTCGTAGAACGTAGCATACCAGAACCAAACGTTAATGGCCGCGGAGTACATTATGTTAAGAAATACATTAAGAAACGACTGGTAAACATTCAGTATCTAATCGTTCCAAGACGTGCAGCCAAATCTATGTATGGCGCATGTCTTCAGGCTTATGAGCTTTTAATTGATACAGATTCTACCGGTCAGATTACTGTAGCGCCTACGATGCGTCAGGCACAAGAAGTTATTTCGCCTATCAAGTTAGCTTTGACTAGAGCTCGTGGTCCGTTCTTAAAGATGATGACTGCAGGTTCCCTTCAGAACACAACCGGCAATAGGGCAGATAGACAGAAAGTAGCTTCGACTAAAATCGGTATTCAGAACTTTCTTACGGGTTCTATTCTGGAAGTTAGACCGATGAGCATCGACAAGCTACAGGGTGGAAGAATTAAACTAGCAACATTAGATGAATGGCTGTCCGGAGACATTCGAGAGAATCCTATTAACGCTATACAGCAAGGCTGTACCAAGCAGCAGGGTGCAATCGATGATCCAAACGACTATCTGATTGTTGCAATCAGTTCTGAAGGTACAGTCCGAAACGGAATAGGTGACACAATCAAAATGGAGCTTCTTAGCATTCTCCGTGGCGATTACATTAATCCACATGTCTCAATCTTTTATTACAGACTTGATTCAATCGACGAAGTTGGTAAGCCTGAGATGTGGTTAAAGGCTAATCCGAATCTGGGAAAGACTGTTACTTATGAGGACTATCAGCTAGACGTTGAGAAGGCTGAAAAGAATCCAGCTGACCGCAACGAAATCCTTGCCAAGATCTTTAATCTTCCGCTTGAAGGTTACACTTATTACTTCAGATATGAAGAGATACTCCCGCATCCAAAACGAAGCTTCAGAGGAATGCCTTGTGCTCTAGGAGCCGACTTGTCTAGGGGTGATGACTTTTGTGCTTTCACTTTCATGTTCCCTTTACGTAACGGAACCTTTGGAGTTAAGGCTCGAAGCTACATTACTTCTTATACATTCCAGAAATTACCTCTAGCATTAAGAGACAAGTATGAGACATTCATTCGAGAAGGAAGTCTCCAGATCATGGAAGGCACAGTTTTGGACATGGGAGATGTCTTTGAAGATGTAGACAATCATATAATTGAGATGCAATATGATGTGCGTTCTCTCGGTTACGACCCATATAATGCAGAAACTTTCGTAAACCGTTGGGCTCAAGAAAACGGTCCTTTTGGCATTGAAAAAGTTATTCAGGGAGCTAAGACAGAGAGTGTTCCGCTCGGTGAATTGAAGAAATACGCTGAACAGAGATCTCTAATATTCGACGAAGCTATTATGGAATTCTGTATGGGTAACTGTATTATTCTCAAAGATACTAATGGCAACAAGAAGCTTTATAAACGAGCTAGCGATGAAAAGATCGATAATGTAGCGGCTATGATGGACGCTTATATTTCGTGGAAATTAAATCGTGAGGCGTTTGAGTAATGAGCAGATATGTGTTCTATAATCCGAATCCAAGAGGAATCATAGTCGGTGATTGCGTAATTCGAGGTTTAACTAAAGTATTAGGCAAGACCTGGGATGAAGTATATACCGAAGTAATGGTCAAAGGATTTGAATTAAAAGATATGCCATCAGCAAATACTGTATGGGGAGCATATCTAAAATCTAAAGGATTTAGTAGATTTACAATTCCAAATACGTGCCCTGATTGCTATACAGTTGAACAGTTCTGCTCAGATAACAATCGGGGTCTTTTTCTTTTAGCAACAGGAGCTCATGTAGTTGCTGTTGAAGATGGTTTATATTTCGATGCCTGGGATTCAGGAAATGAAATCCCAATTTATTACTGGAGAAAGGAGAAGTAATATATGGCATATTATAATCCGACATTTGCACAAAACACTGGCTTTAATACAAATTTCAGCCAAAACTTTGGGCAAACAGTTCAAACGCCACAAGTTTCAAATGTGGTTTATGTAAACGGTGAAGAAGGCGCAAATAATTATCCTGTTGCAGCTGGTAACACCGTTTTATTATTAGACTTTAATTCAAATCATTTCTGGATTAAGTCAACATCACAAAATGGAGTTTTGCAGCCTATACGTTCATTTAACTTTGAGGAAACAACGCCAAAGCGAGAGCCAGCTAATGCTGCAGACTACGTTACAAAGAAAGAATTAAATGACCTGAAATTATATTTAGATAACCAATTCAATGGTATTAGATCTCAATTATATGGATCTACAAGAAAGGACAAATCTTATGATAAATCCAATGCTAAATAATTTAGGCGAATTAATGAAAAACTTTAATAATTTCGCTCAGCAGTTTCAAACTCAGAATAGGAATGTAACCCCACAACAGAAGGTGCAGGAGCTTCTTAATTCTGGGCAGATGACTCAGCAAGATTTCGATCAGCTTAGAGACATCGCAAACAAAATTACTGGACGGAATTATTAAACATATTTAACGGAGGAAGACAAGAGTATGGCACTTACAGATTATGGATCTGGCTTAACTGCAGCTGATGTTGCAGCAGTGACCAACAACGGAAGCAACGGCTTTGGTTTCAATGGAGACGGCGCTTGGTGGCTTCTGGTATTGTTCCTGTTCATGATGAACGGTAACACATTTGGCCGTGGCGGCTATGGAGATGGTGGTATGCAAAGAGGTTTTGATCAGCAGGCAGTTATGAGCGGTATTAATGGTTTAACATCCGCGGTTTCTAGTGGGTTCGCAAATGCTGAAGTTTCACGTTGCAATGGCAACATGAATGTTCTTCAATCTTTGAATGGAATCGGAACTGGAATTGCAGATCTTAAGTATACTGTTGCTACCGAGAACTGTGCAGATCGTAATGAACTTTCCGCAGCACTTAGAGAAGTTATTGCTTCTAATACTGCAAATACTCAGGCTATCTTAGACAAGATGTGCCAGCAGGAGATCGAAGCAAAGAATGAAACGATCGCTCAGCTCAGAACTCAGCTTAATATGCAGAACCTGGCAGCATCTCAGAATGCTCAGACGGCTCAGATTTTAGCTAACAACGCAGCACAGACTCAGGTTCTGGAGCAGTATCTCAATCCTACTCCGATCCCTGCATATACCGTACCAAATCCGAATTGCTGCAATAACGGTTGGGGCAACTGCGGCTGCAACTAGGAGGTGGCATATGGCTGAATTCAGTGCTAATGCCATTCAAACGGTTGCTCAGAACGGAGCTGTAATTTTTACAGATGCTCCAGTTCCATGCGAAAGAGGATTTGTCAGGCATAGAGATGATTCTGGCAATTTCCTTTTAAGCGGATGGACACCAAACAGATGCGGATGCTGCTGCTGCGGAAGAAGACGTGAGGCTACTTACCTTGTAGATTTCGGAGCCAACATTTCTATTCCGGAAGGAGGAACTGTTGGTGAGATCTCTTTAGCTCTGGCAATTGATGGAACTATCATTCCTTCTAGCCAGATGGTAGTTACTCCGGCTGCTGTAGATGAAGCATTTAATGTGAGCAGAGCAATTAATGTTCAGGTTTGGAATGGTTGCTGCGAAAATGTGTCCGTTGTAAACACGAGCACACAGGCAATTCAGGTAGAAAATGCTAACATCATTTTCACAAGACCTGATCTTTTAATGAGCAGATAGGAGGAGTAAATACATGGATAGTGTATTAGACAAATTAAACGAACTTGTCGAGAAAGAACTTAACAAGATCGTTTTAAAAGGAGACATTACTCCTGCCGAATTAGAAATCGCTACCAAAGCTGTTTGTTTGATTGAGAAAATCAAAATGGTAGCAGAATACGAAGCTGGTGGTTCATACTCCAGCTATAACGACAGATCTTACAGGCGATACAGAAGCTACGATGGTGATAACTATGCTATGGACCGTGAATACAATCGTTCTATGGACCGTGGCTATAGTGGGCATAGTGTGAGAGACCGAATGATTTCCCAGCTTGAAAGCACTATGATGGATGCCGCTCAGAGCGAGAGCGAAAGACGCACTATCGAGTCTTTAATTAGCCAGTTAAGTTCGGAGAAACGTTAGAAAGGTCCATTGGAGGAGAGTGAAATAAGTAGCTCTCCTCTTTTTTATTTATGACTTACTATTATTCAAGTGATGTCTTATATCATCACGGAATTCCTGGTCAGAAATGGGGAATCAGACGTTTTCAGAACTCAGATGGTAGTTATACCGAAGAGGGAAAACGCCGTAGACGTGATGGTTCTTCAGAACCATCAAAAAAGGGTCTATCAAAAGAGACAAAAAAGAAGCTTTTAATTGGTGCTGCGGTTTTAGGAACTGCTGCAGCAGCTTTGTATGTTAAAAAGAATCCTGTGGCTGTTGCTAGAGTAATTATGAAAGCTAGTAATATGCGAGTTAGTAAACTTCCTGCCGGAACTATTAAAGCTGGTCATTCCATTGCCAAAAAGGTTTTAAAAGAAGGCTTTAAGCAGGTAGCACGTGGAGTTGCTGAAGGCGTTAGTGAGGCACCGTATAAAGTTGCAAAAGCTGCTGCTAGTGGCGCAGCAATAATTGCTGCAAATAAAGTAGTAGATAAGCTTATTGGCGAGAAAAAGAATTCTGATTATATTCAAGCCTATAATGCATACAATCGAAAGAATAAGATTGGAAGACTTCCTGGCAAAGATAAAGACAATGAAAAAGACGAGGATGATTAAAATGTTTTACAAAAGTGAAACCTTATATCATCACGGTATTCTCGGACAGAAATGGGGAAGACGAAACGGACCTCCTTATCCTTTGGATCCGGAAGATCACTCAAAAGCAGAAAAAGAAGCGGTTAAAAAGAGAATTCAATTATCCGATAACGCCAAGAAAGCTATTAAAATTGGAGCTGCAATCGTAGCTACAGGACTTATTGCTTATGGTGGTTATAAGCTTTACCAAAATAGAGGTATGCTCCAGAATTATGCTAGACTTGGTAAAAAGAATGTCGATTTTATTCGAAATAGCGGAAAATTTGAAAGCCTTAGTGCTGTTAATGAATCCGAAATTAGTTCAAAAATAACAGAGTCTGTTTCCGAAACATTAAATAATAGTGATGTAATCAATCATGTTGTCGATTCTTTTAATGGAAAAGAAAAAGAATCAATGATGTTCGATCCTAATCAATTTCATAAATTAACAGACAATGAGATGCGATCGCTTCAAGCATACACTACGAATTGGTATCATGATATTAATCATTTCTTTAGAAAAGATAGTGAACCGATTAGAGATGTGAATATTATCAAAGGTATGTGCGATGGAATAAGCTCTGCTTTTAGTAAAGTATCATTGTCATCTGATGTCATGGTCTCTAGAGGTATAGATGCATCAACATCAAAAAACTTGTTATTAACGCCTGAGATATATGATAAATTAATGCAAATTAAATCTACTGTTGGCGATTATTCTAGTGGTACTAATGTTTTAGAAGAATTAAAAGGACATGTGAATATG